TCCGCCGAGGCCATCGCCACGCCGTCGTTAATCCCGGCCCGCATGCCGCCCGCTGTGCCTTTATGGAGGACCTTGACGCGCGGGTCGGCCGGGAGGGGCGTCTCCGGCCAGTAGCCGTCGAGGACGGCGATGACCTCGATGTCACCAGTAGCCTTCTCCAGCAGATCCTGGACGGTACGGCCGAGGAACTTCTCGCCGCGTGACGGGAGGATAATACTCAGCTTCGCCATTGGCCCCGCTGGCGCGCTCCTGACCGGTTAGGGTTTGTTCTCGAAGCTGAAGGTCGGTGTGACCTTGACCTCGTCGTCTGTGTGCGCGATGTTGTACGGCCCATCGTCGAACCGCTCGACCCAGACCAGGTCGCCCGCCGCCGACGTGACGTAGTAGCCGTAGGCCGGTCCAGCCGCCCCGGTGAACAGGAAGCTCTGCCGCGCGTAGGTCGCCAGGCTCGGCTCGCCGACCGCGACGCCCCACGCGCCAGCCGGGAGCGTCTTCGCCGCGTAGCCGCCGCCCGCCATCTCGACCAGGTTATCCAGCCGCGTCGCGACCGACGGTGTGTAGTCGTTGGCGTACAGGTGCAGCGTGAACGGCGAGAGGCTCGACGTGTTCAAGATGGCGTTGAGGATGTCGGCCGATGCCGCCGACGGAATAACCAGCGTCATACGGCCTCGTCCTTATCTGTGTGAATCTTCGCAATCAGCCCGCGCTCGTCCCGCTCGACGGTCTGGGTTACCCGACCTGCCGTGAGCTGCTTGGGTGCCTTCGGCGCTTCGACGGTGATGTGAATCTCCGGCAGGCCCTTCGACATCTGCCGCCTCAGCTCCGCCTTGACGGCCCGCTCTTGGGTACGGAAGGCCGATCCCAGCTTGGTCTTCAGAAGCCGGACGTACGCCATCCGCTCGGCGTCCAGGGCCTTCCAGCGCGACTTCCGAAGCATCCCCGCCAGCTCGCCGCCCGCCTCGTCGCCGCCGCCGCGCGCGAGAGGCGTGATGACCGTGCAGCGACAGTTACAGTCGTCCTCTGGCCCGCCCATCTCGCCAGGGTACGGCCCGCTGTTCCCGGAGGTCTCAGACTCGAAGTCATCGTCGACCGCCTGGACCTGGCCGTCCATCTCGACATGGCTGGCCGACTCGGTATTCCGAACCCTGTCATCTTGAGTGGACAACCACTCTTTTTCCTCGAATCCTGCTTGCGACATGCCCTCCAGCGCCCCGAAGTTGGAGGACCGGGTGATCTCGGTCGTCGCAATCAGGTCGGCCCGGAACTCGTCCGCCAGGTCGAAGACCTCGGTGATCCGGTCCGAGATGTCGTCGAAGGTCTCGCCCTCCTCCAGGCCGTCAGCGATAGCGTTGGCGATGTCTTCCTTGGTCGACTCGTTGATCATGCCGGTGACGCGGTCCGCGCCCCAGCTCCGCATGTGGTTGATGACGTTCGGGTCGGACAGGTCGAACGGGTTCTCAATGGCCGCGTCGGTCAGGACTTGCTGCCCGAAGTGGCCGATGACCGACCGGATGACCGGACGCCCGGCCCGGATGATGACCTGCGCGTCGGCCGCGTTGGCGATCTCGTGCGGGTCCGGCCCATCCGCTTTCTCACGCGCGCGTGAGACTTTCGCGACCCGACCCTTGAGCCGCTTCGGCGGAACTGCGTCGCCACTGGTCGTCGCCGCAGGCGGGAGCGCGGAGTCCGGCTCAGGCTGAGGCGTGCCAGGGTCCGGCTTCGGGTTGAACGCCTCGGCCGTGAACGACGTGACCGGCGTCAGGTTGAACGGGACCATGTGAACCTTGCCCCGGTTGTTCGGGAGAGGCTCACGCCCAGCGAAGCCGCGCCACTCGTCCAGGTCGAACGCTTCCGGCTTGGCCTGCCAGACCTTGAGGATGAACTCGCGGTCCTCCTGGACCGGGTTCACGTAGTCGATGACCAGGCGCTCGTCGAACAACGGCATCAGGGTCTCCTGCATCTGCGCCCGGAGGAACTCCGCGCGAGGCACAATGACCCTGGACTGGTAGATGAAGTCGGCCGACTCGATGGTCGACCGGTTGCTGTTCTCGATGACGCCCGCGATCTCTGGCGGGATGCCCAGCGTTTGCAGGATGTTATCCCGCTGTTGCTTGCGAATCTCGCCGAACTGTTGCTGCTCGAAGCTGGGACTGAGCTGGTGGACGTCGACCTTCGCGCCGAGGAAGGCAGGCATCCAGCCCGCGCCGACCCGCTGGAACTTCGACAGCCACTTCTCCTCGACCCGCTGCAGCTCCGACAAGCCGAGGCCCAGGCCCGCGATAAGGACCGGCGGAACCGCCCGATTACGGAAGAAATCCTTGATGTACTTGGCCGCGTATTCGTCCGTCTCCAGCTCGTCGGCGAGGACCTGGGCGATGCCAGTGCCACGGCTGAACGGGTTGGCGGGCGACGGATGGTACGCCCAGAACATGTTCGGTTTCGGCACGTCCCATGTGCCGCCAGGCCCGACGATGCGGTAGAAGCCGCCGGTCGAGGCCGGGAGCGCCGTAATCCAGGTCGGCGGAATCGGGAGCGCCTTGACCGGCATCCGGTACTGGTTCAGCTCCAGCAGCCAGGAGGTCTCGCCAACCAGGTCCAGATGGGTCTGGGCGAGCTGCATCGAGACCAGGCCAGGGAAGTACTCGTTCCCGGCCGTCAGGAGGTCGATGACCGGATGGTTGGGTAACTCGCGCAGCTTGCCAGCTTTGATGTACTGGCTCATCAGCTCGGCGCGAACCTTGCTTGATGCGCGCTGCAGCCGCTTGTCGCGGAACGCCTTGCCAGGCTGGAGCGAGGTACCCGGATCTAGGGTAGGCACGTAAACGTGCCAGGTGAGGCCCGCGACATCCTCAGAGATTTTCTGGAGGAAGGACCGGAGCCAGGGCATCGTGTCGTACGCCCGGAGCATGCCGTCCGTGCCGAGGCGCGGAGCCGTCGACCAGGACGGCCAGACGGAGCCGCCGATGCCGCCTGTCCCAGCGAAGATCTTGGACGCCGCGCTGCTCACCAGCGACGCAGCTCGACCGAGGATGGACGGAGTGTTTCGCCTGGACAATTGGGCCTTGTCCAGTTTTATGACGAGCTACTCTGAATTGCTAGAGGGTCGGGTCCGAGGGACGCGAACTTCCCGAACGTCGCCGCGATACGGGTCGGACGACCACTCCTCAATCGGCGGACAGGGACACTCGAAGACGTGCATGCGGTGGACGGTACAGAGGAACTCGCCACAGCCTTGAGGACACCGAACCCATGCAGGCATGGTTCTTGCCTTGGGAACAGTTCTTGCCTGGCGCGTCACAGACGCCGGTCCTTCAGGTAGGCCAGGCCGGTCCAGACCGCCAGGCCGAGGAAGATCGCCCGGCCTGGCGTGCCAGGGATGAAGACAAACGACAGCGCCACGAACGCACCACTCATCAGCCCGCCGAGCATGTTAGGCTCCATTCCAAACGACATCGAACTCCTGGCCCTCGACGACGACCGGGATGGCTGGCCGAGGCTGGAGGCGCTCGTCTGGGATTTTGTTCCTGGCGATCTGCTCCTCGGCCCGGCGGACCTGGTCGCGCTCACGCTCGAAGACCGACTGCTCGAACAGGCCCAGCCGCGTCGCGCAGCGCCGACAGTGACCGCGCGTCTGAACCCATCGAACCTGGCATGCCTTACACATCTGCGTCTTGAAGCTCATCGCGACCTCCGCTCGATCTCGCGCTGGCAGTACCAGAGCGCCTTCTTCAGGTCCTCCAGCTCGTGGCCCTTCTCGTCCGCACGCCACAGGTACTTGATCGCGTTGCCGACGTTGAAGTTGAAATGCTCGACGATGGTGATGCACTCGACGCCGGACGGGTGCGCGTTGTAGTGCTTCGGATGGTTGACCGTCTCCTTCGGCGGAAGGACGCCAGCTATCGACTTGTCAATCGCGCGCGACTGCCGCCGACGCATGGCCATCAGCACCGACGCCGGGTCGCCCGCGCAGTTCCCGCAGATGTCGCCGACCATGATCGGCAGCTCGCAGACGATACACACGTTCGGACTCACTGAGGTCTCCGCCATCGTCGTCTCCTAGTGTTTGTAGAGGAATGTCACCGTGGCCGTGATGCAGAGCGCCGAGGCCCAGTAGCAGGCGTCGGCCAGGGAGCGCGCCCAGGTCCATCGGATGATGTTCGCCGCGTACAGG